ATTGGACGTGTTCCTGGTTCTTTCATGAAGCAGGCAGATCCTTGTAATGAAGAATTTGCTGCTCTTGTGAAAGATAAGGAATGGATGACGTTGTTCATCGATAACATTCGTTTGTATAATCGACCAGTTTATACCTCAAATGAGGATGATAAAAAATGGGTTGATGGTTTGATGGAGACTAATGATCTCCTAAAAATGTGTGCGGAATATCCAAACACGAAGTTTATTATTTTTACAAATTTAGAAGACACACCTATTACAGAGGATATCCATGATCAAATTCCTGAGAACGTTGCAGCAATCTATGGTACAAATGCTGTCGGATTTGGTGGAAAGGTTCATCCCTTCCCGTACGGAGTACAACGCATCATTCATCCCAGTGACAATCGAATCGGAATCCTACAGACAGCGATACAGACAGAAGTAAAACCAAAGAAACTTCTATACATCAATCACGCGGAACACACCAATCTTAGTGAGCGTGGTAATATTCGGGAAATTTTTTCTAAGAAAAAGTTTGCTACGGTAGCTGAGCGTGTTCCGTATGATGTTTATTGTAGGGGTATTCAAGAGCATAAGTTTATGATCTGCCCTCAAGGTAACGGGGTGGATTGCCATAGGAACTGGGAAGTGCTATACTTGAAAAGAGTTCCTATTATGAAGAGAAGTGATTATCTTTTGGAACTATACAAAGACTATCCAGTTCTTTGGGTAGACGACTATGTAAAGGTTACAAAAACTCTTCTAACAGATAACCAACATCTATTTGAGCAGGCACAAAATATTGATTTGAACCTGCTCGATCTATATTCTGTCTTCAATCGTGCGGTAAAGAATGCTAAAGATTCCTGAAGTTACGCTACTAATTCTGGCGGATATCACTATCCCAGAAGCAACGTATGCTATAAATTATTCGTGTAAGGATATTGAATGGGGAGCTGCAAAGTTTCTTGGTAGTAAAGGTAGACCAGAAGGTCTGCGTGAGGAAGTTACTTACGAAGAAACTTACCCAATCCAAAGCATCAATGATTTTAATTATTATTGCATTTATAACCTTGGGAATCATGTCGAGACTTCCCATGCACTCCTCATTCACCCTGATGGGTATGTTATTCGTCCTTGGTTGTGGGATAATGCTTGGCTTGAGTATGATTATATCGGAGCTCCATGGCGTGACGACCCAAATGCCTTTCTTGATCCCTGGGGACGGAATCAACGGGTTGGAAATGGTGGGTTCTCCCTACGCAGCAAGCGACTACTTGATGTACCCAAGAACGTAGAAGTGCCCTGGGAAGTTAATGAAGGTGATTTCTATAAGCACATGAATGCTGGTCTATATAATGAGGACGGAAACATTTGTGTTCATAACAAACACATCTTTGAAGCACAAGGATGTAAATACGCACCCGTAGAGGTAGCATCAAAGTTCTCCAGGGAAGACTTTTTACCCGACAGTGAACAAGAAACTTTCGGTTTCCATTATCATTTTCAAGAGATCAGATGAAAGCAAACATTTACCCACTGTGGTGGAATCCATGGGGTGAAAAGGGATTAGACTTTGACGATGTAAACGTCAGTATTTCTATCGATAACTTGTCCTTTGATAAGGACGCTGACTATCGAATTCTTTTCTTAGCAGAACCATATGCTATCGCTCCTACGGTAAATCAGGGAGCACTTCAGAACTCACACAATTTCCATAGGATTTACACCTTCACCCAAAAGATCCTAGACACTTATCCCCAAGCAGAATTGTTTGAGTGGGGATCATCCTGGTTGGACTTCAAGGATCTAAAACTAAACAAGAAACCACATATTACATTTGTAACCAGTAGCAAGAGTCAGGCACCAGGTCATAGACTAAGACTGGACATTTACAATACCTTGGAAGATATGGATGAAGTCCAAGGTCTAGAAATTTATCAACATATTTCACCACCATTCCACGAACGTAGGAATGATTTCTTTGAGAACGCAATGTTCCACATTGCAGCAGAGAACTCGCAGCAAAGGAATTACTTTACTGAGAAAATTATTGATTGCTTTGCTAGTAAGACGTTGCCGATTTACTATGGATGCCCAAACATTGGTGATTGGTTCGATACTGATGGTATTCTTACCTTTGATGATATTGATGATCTTAAGAACATCCTAGACAGGATTGATGAAGATTACTATAATAGCAAACTAGATGCTATTGAAAGGAACTATGAAATTGCTAAGAAGTTCCATGGGGACAACGATGTTGTACCAAGACTAACCCGTAAAATTATTCAGGACGTGAAAGCAAATGCCACTAAACGGATCAAATCAAACTAATTACATTCAAAAAGATTATCCTTTTCTTCGGGTAAAACCTGAAGGAATGAAAGATTTGAGGAAGAATTATTCTCAAGTCTGGCAGGACATCTTTGCATTGTGTGTGAATGATGCAAAACACGGAGGAACTTTTATTGAAGTTGGTGGTGCTCAACCACATATTGGTAACAATACCTGGCTTCTTGAGGATGAGTATAAGTGGCGTGGTTTTTCCGTTGAGTTGGATGATGACCTTGCTGCTATGTGGAATGGTGAGCGTCCTAATACTCCAATGTATAAGGCAGATGCTATCACCTTTGACTATGTGAAAGCAGTTGATGAACTGGGTCTTCCTCGTCACCTAGATTATCTGTCGTTTGATCTGGAACCACCTGAGGTTACACTACAAGCATTGAAGAAGTTCCCGTTGGACAAACTATCATTCAACTGCATCACCTACGAGCACGATGCATATCGTCAGTGGGGTGATATCTTTGCTCACCGCGACATCCTTGAAGAGGATTATGATCTAGTCGGTGAAAATCTCCGCAACGGTGGTTGTACCATGGAAGAATGGTTCATTCATAGAAGTGTGGATGAAGAAATCCGTGATGCACTGCGGGTTGGTAATTGTGAAGCATACGAACTGCTACTTGAACTATGAGAGTAAGTTTTTGTATTCCTTGCTATGAAGCAGCTGGTAAGGGTGATATGTATCTGCGTGAAATCTTCTATGCCTTAGAGCATCAGACTAATAAAGATTTTAACGTATGGATTTCTGATCATAGTCTTGATCAAAAAGTNTTGGAAGTTTGTAGNGANTACTGTGAATCGTTTGAAATNAATTATATCCAAAACGAAGAAAANCGTGGGNAAATCAGTGCAAATACTAACCGCGCTTTACGNGATGCTGATGGAGAAATTCTGAAAGTATTNTTTCAGGATGATTTCATTCTAACAAAAACACTTGTTGATGAGCTTGACAAGGCATTTGTTGATGGAGTAGAATGGGCAGTNACTGGGTTTGCACATACTATCGACGATGGTAAAACTCATTACAATCCAAAGATTCCACAATATAATGATAGACTTTTAGAAGGAGTGAACACACTGAGTTCTCCTTCTATTCTTGCTATGAAGCGTGGTAAGCATGAATATTTCGATGAGAAATTGACCATGCTAATGGACTGTGATATGTTCTACAGACTCTATAAATATCACGGTGAGCCTGCAGTTTTAACTGATTATCACATCTCTAATAGAGAGCACAGAAATCAAACCCAAAGATTGAACGAACATTTGTTACCAACTGAAATTGATTATTTGAAGGAGAAGCATAAGTGATTGGATTTAATCATCTTGGTCGTCATGGACGACTAGGAAACCAGATGTTCCAGTACGCTGGACTACGCGGCATTGCTGCACACCGTGGATTTGATTTTGCTATTCCCCCTAGTGATTTCAATGATCCCTGGGTAGACCATCAGTTGTTTGAAGCATTCAAACTTAGTGGTCTAACAAATATCCAAATGGTTCCTGGACCATACGTTCAGGAAGCAGCATTTCACTTTGATAAGAACCTGTTCGACAACATGCCTGATGGACATAATGTCTACGGGTATCTTCAGAGTACCAAATGGTTCGAGCATATTGAAGATGAAATCCGTAAGGACTTCCAGTTCAAGTTGAACATTGAAGGTCCTTGTAAGGAGATGGTTGCTAGTGTAGANNATCCTATCGCACTACATGTTCGTCGTGGTGACTACATCGAGAACTCGGACAATCATCCACCGTGTACAAAAGAATATTACGATGAAGCCCTATCAAAATTTGATTCTAATCGTAATGTTATTGTGTTTTCTGATGATCCTGATTGGTGCAATAGTCAGTTCG